GCCGCGCTCTGTCGGCCGGTGCCAGGATCGAATTGACCGCCCACTGGTCCAGCGCCTTCTTCTCCACGCTGGCGCCGCGCCCGCGGCTGCCGGTGTCGGAGTGGGCCGACACCTACCGCGTCATCGCGCAGGGCACCTCGCCGGAGCCGGGCCGCTGGCGCACCGACCGCGTCCCCTACCTGCGCGAGCCCATGGACGCGGTGAGCGACCCGGCGGTGGAGCGCGTCATCGTCTGCGCCGCCAGCCAGTTGGCGAAGACCGAGTTCATCCTGAACGCGCTCGGCTACTACGCCAGCGCCGACCCCTCGCCGATCCTGCTGGTGCAGCCGAGCGAGGGCGCCATGCTGGCCTTCAGCAAGGAGCGCATCGAGCCGACGTTCCGCGCCTCGCCGGCGCTGGCCGGCCTCTTCTCCGACAGCCTGCGCGACCGCGACAACACGCTCTTCATGAAGCTCTTCCCGGGCGGCTACCTCGCCATGGCGTGGGCGACGTCGGCGGCGTCGCTGGCCTCTCGCCCCATCCGCATCCTGCTCGGCGACGAGATCGACCGCTGGCCCGACACCACCGGGCGCGACGGCGACCCGTGGTTTCAGGCGGTGCAACGCACCAGCAACTTCCACAACCGGAAGATCGTCGCCGTCTCGACGCCGACCATCGACGAGACCTCGCCCATCCTTGCGCTCTACGAGGAGACCGACCAGCGCCGCTACCACGTCCCCTGTCCCCGCTGCGGCGTCTTCCAGGTGCTGGCCTGGGAGGGCGTCATCTACAAGGCCCCCGACGGAACGATCAATCTCGACGACGTGCACTACCGCTGCGCGCACTGCCAGGGCCGCATCGAGGAGCGCGACCGCCCGGCGATGCTCGCCGAGGGGCAGTGGCTCGCCGAGGTCCCCGGGCGTCCCTGGCGCGGCTACCAGATCTCCGCGCTCTACTCGCCCTGGGTGCGCTGGGCCGAGCTCGCCGGCGAGTGGGTGAAGGCCACCAGGTCGCGCGACAAACAGGGGCTGCAGGCCTTCATCAATCTGCGGCTCGGCGAGGGATGGAACGAGAGCGGCATCGAGGTCAACGCCGACCTCCTCGAGAAGAACCGCGAGCCCTACGAGGCCGAAGTGCCGGAAGCGGTGCGCCTGATCACCATCGGCGCCGACGTCCAGGGCGACCGCATCGAGGCCGAGGTGGTGGGCTGGGGGAGGGGGAAGGAGTCGTGGGGCATCCACTACGCGATCCTCGCCGGCGACACCTCGCAGCCGGACGTGTGGAAGCTCTTCGACGAGCTGCAGGCCCGCATCTGGCGCAAGGCGGACGGCACGGCGATGGTCGCGCACCGGGTTTTCGTCGACTCCGGCCACCGCACCGATGAGGTCTACAGCTTCACCCGCCCGCGGCTGTGGCGCGTCGCGGCGATCAAGGGCCGAGGCGGCGACGGCGTCCCGATCGTCAACGACAAGCCCAGCATCATGGGCCAGCAGCGCGCGGTCGTGTACCACGTCGGCAGCAACGCGGGAAACGACGCGGTCTTCTCCAGGCTGGCGCTGGCGTCACCGGGCCCCGGCTATTGCCACTTCCCCACCAACCCCGAGAGCCACTACGACAGCGAGTTCTTCCGGGGTCTCTGCTCCGAGCGGCGGCGCCTGAAGAAGCGGGCCGGCCGCCGGGTGATGGAGTGGGTGCAGACGTACCAGCGCAACGAGCCGCTCGACTGCCGCCGGTACGCCACCGCGGCGATGGAGCTGGCGCTGCTCATCGACCGCATCAACCTCGACGTGGCGCCGCCGGCCCCGAAGGTCGAGCGGGAGCCGGCGCCATCGGAGCCGGCACCGCAGCAGGTGGTGCCCAGGCCGGTGCAGCGCGTGGCGGCGCCGGTGAGGCGACGGAACATCTCGAGAGGGTCGGCATGGTGAAGAAGCCCCGCGCGCCGCGTTCCGTTCGCCTGGCCGACCACTTCTTCGCCCGGCTCCAGGTCTATGCCTCCTCGCACGCCATCACCACGTCGGCGGCCCTGCGCATCGCGGCGCAGCGCGGCCTCGCCGAGATGGAGCGCGAGGCCGCGAAGAAGGACCCGCCGCAGCAGCAGCTCCCGCTCGACCAGCATCCTGGTCCCCAGGCACCGCGCCGCCGCGTCCTCTCCCCTGGAATCGGCTGATCGTCTTACCGCTGCGCACGAATTATGTGTTACGCACAGTCACTCCATAGTGAGCGACGATAACCGGCCTTCGCGCAGCGTCACCGACGTAATACGAGACATCCGCCGACCTGTAGACTCCCGCTTCTCACTGTGCCGTAACTATCCGCGTGACGCTCGCGGAAGCACAGACCGAGCTGGCGATGTGGCAGACGGCGCTGGAGAAGATCCTCTCCGGCGCGCAGAGCTACCAGATCGCGGGCCGCGTGCTGACCCGGGCTGACCTCGCCGAGGTGAAGCGAGGGCGCGACGAGGCGCAGCGCCGCGTCGATGCACTGCAGTCCGGCCGAGGCCGAGGCGTGCGTGTCCTTCCCGTCATCGTGAGGGACATTTAGTGAGCCGCCGCTCCGCCGCCGCACGGAAGCAGCAGGCCGAGCAGCCGTCGCCGAAACCACGCGACGCGACCGTCGCCGGACTCAGGCGCAAGCTCCTCAACCTCGGCTACGGCTACCACGGCGCCTCAACCACGAAGAAGGCGATGCGCGGGTGGGTGACCGGCCAGGGTGGTCCCGACGCCGACATCACCTTCAACGTCGAGAAGCTCCGAGAGCGGTCCCGCGACCTCTGCATGAGCGAGGGGATCGCGATTGGGGCGCTCCGCACCATCCGCACCAACGAGATCGGCAGCGGCCTGCGCCTCAACGCGCAGATCGACGCGCCCTTCCTCGGCCTCACGCCGGAGGAGGCGCAGGCCTGGGAAGACAACGTCGAGCGGCAGTTCACGGCGTGGGCGCGCTCCCGCGAGTGTGACGCCGGGCGGCGCTGCACCTTCGGCGAGCTCCAGGCGCTCGCCCGCCTCTCGCAGCTCATGAGCGGCGACGTCTTCGCCTTGCTGCCGGCTATTCCGCGCGCCGGCGAGCGCTTCGACCTGAAGGTGCAGCTGGTCGAGGCCGACCGCGTCTGCGACCCGATGGTGCGGGATCCGAAGAAGGACATCCTCGGCGGCGTCGAGGTGGGCGACTACGGCGAGCCGGTCGCCTTCTACTTTGCCGAGCGGCACCCGGGCGACATGCTGACGCCGGGCCTCCGCTTGGTGCAGGCGCAGAAGTGGACGCGCGTTCCGGCCTTCGGCGAGGAGACCGGGCGCCCGCTCGTCCTGCACCTCATGGAGATGGAGCGCCCCGGCCAGCGCCGCGGCGTCCCGCTGCTCGCTCCGGTGATCGAGAAGCTGAAGCAGCTGAGCCGGTACGCCGAGGCCGAGATCGCGGCCGCTGTGGTTTCCGCGCTCTTCACCCTCGCCATCACCACCGAGAACCCGCAGAACCCGCTGGGCCAAGTGCCCGACGACGCCAACAGCGTCAAGGACCCCGACGACAAGGGCGACCCCATCGAGCTGGGCAACGGCAACATCATCGGCCTGGCGCCCGGCGAGAAGGCCGAGGCGATCGGCGTCACCCGGCCCAACCCCGTCTTCGGCGACTTCTTCCGCGCCGTCTGCCAGCAGATCGGGGCAGGCCTCGGCGTGCCGTACGAAATCCTGCTGAAGCAGTTCGACGCCAGCTACTCGGCCAGCCGCGCCGCCCTCCTCGAGTTCTGGAAGGCGGTCAACGTCGGGCGAGCCTGGATGATCACCGGCTTCTGCCAGCCCATCTACGAGCAGTGGATCGAGGAGGCGGTGCTTCGCGGCTACATCGACGCCCCCGGCTTCCTCGACGACCCGCTCAAGCGCGCGGCCTGGTGCGGTGCGGAGTGGATCGGTCCCACCCAGGGCCAGCTCAACCCCACCCTCGAGGTGGAGGCCGCCAAGCTGCGCATCGAAGCCGGGCTCTCCAGCCGCACGCGCGAAGCGCAGGAGCTGTGCGGCGTCGACTTCTGGGCAAACACCTCGCTCCGCGGGCGCGAGGAGCAGGCGCGCAGCGACGCCGGCCTCGTCGGAGCCAAGGCGCTCAACCTCACGCCCACCGACAACGCCGCGCTCGCCACCGTCAACGAGGGCCGCGCCGCGGCCGGCCTGCCGCCGGAAGACGGCGGCGACGACGAGACCGTGCTCGAGCGCACCACGTCCATCCAGCGGTCGGCGGGGGTCAACCCGAACCAGCCGCCGCAGCAGGGAGGAGCCGCTTGACCTTCTGGAATCTCGAAGCCAGCGCCGACGGAGAGACGCTCGACCTCTCCATCTACGGCGACATCGACATGGGCGGCTTCTTCGGCGAGGACGGCGTGGCGAGCAGCGGTATTGCCGAGCAGCTCAAGGCGCACGCCTCGGCGAAGCGCATCAACGTCCGCATCAACTCGCGCGGCGGCGACGCCATGGGCGGGATCGCCATCTACAACCTGCTGCGGGCGCACGGCGCCGAGGTCGTGGTCAACATCGACGGCCTGGCCGCCAGCGCCGCCTCGATCATCGCCATGGCCGGCAGGGTGGTCATGGGCCGCGGCGCCATGATGATGGTCCACAACCCGTGGACGATCGCCATGGGCGGCGCCGACGATCTGCGGCAGACGGCCGACGTCCTCGACAAGCTCCGCGACTCCCTGGTGACCATCTACCAGGCCAAGACGGGCAAGAAGCCTGCCGAGCTGCGGGCGCTCCTCAAGGACGAGACCTGGATGACGGCCGAGGAGGCGAAGGCCGCCGGCTTCGCCGACGAGATCGCCGACAAGCCGGTCAAGGCCAAGGCCGAGGGCGACCTGGTCATCCTCAACTCGATCGGCTTCAAGCGGGCCGGCCTGCCGGCGCCGGTGCTGGCGATGGCCGACGAGCCCCCGCCCGCTTCCGCCCCCGTAGAGGAGACCGCGCCCGAGTCGGCGCCGGCGGAGCCCGAGGAGGCGCATGCGGAGCCCCAGCCCGAGCCCGCCAATCCGGCGCCCGCCGCCCGCGCCCTGACCCGCGACCTCCTCGCCGCCGAGGCCCCCGCCCTGCTGGCCGCGCTCCTCGAGGAGGGCCTCGCCAACGCCGCCGCCGACAAGGCAGCCGCGCTCGCCGTTGCACGCGCCGAGGGCGAGGCCGCCGGCATCGCTTCCGAGCGCGCGCGCCTTCGCGCCATCGACGAGCTCGATCTCGGGGAGGCCGCCGCCGACCTGGTGCTCGCTGCCAAGTACAGCGACAAGCCCGGCACCGCCGAAAGCGTGGCGGTCGCCGCGGTCAAGCTCCTGCGCGCCAGCGGCTCCGATCGCCTCGCCGCGCGCCGCACCGAATCAAAGGACATCGCCGGCATCAAGCCGGCTGCGCCCACCACCACACAGGACGCCGAGATCGCGGCGGCCAAGAGCGTCGCCGCGCACGTCAACAACCGGCGAGGAGGATCCCGATGAGCGAGAGCTTCAGCTACGAGAACCTGATCGCCGGCTGCCAGAAGGACTTCGTGCAGCGGCCGGCCACCGCGCGCGTCTACGAGAGCTTCGCGCGCGGCCAGCTGGTCGGGAAGCTCACCGCCACCCACAAGTGGCAGACCATCAAGTTCTCGGCGGTCGGCTCCTTCGAGGAGGTCGGCATCGCCGTCGAGGCGGTGGACACCACCGACGGCACCGAGCGCAACTTCTCCGTCTACGTCGAGGGGGAGTTCAACGAGGACCACGTCACCTTCAACTACGGCGACACCGCCTCCGACTGGCGCGAGACGCTGGCCGGGTACGGCATCTACCTGCGGGCGCCGGTCGCCACCGACGGCACCTACTAGCCGGCCCGGCTGAGCCAAGGAGGAAAACGAGCCATGAGCATCGACCTGTACAGCCCCCGCGTGATGATCCCGGCCTACCGGGAGATGAAGAAGGCGCGCACCTTCCTGCGCGACACCTTCTTCTCGCAGTCGCGCACCTACCGCACCGAGAACATCGACATCGACACCCAGGTGAAGGGCCGCCGCGTGGCGCCCTTCGTCAGCCGCTGGGCGCCGGGCAAGGTGGTCGACCGCCAGGGGTTCAACACCTCGAGCGTCGTGCCGCCCGCGATCGCCATGAAGATGCCGATCACCCCCCAGGACGTCAGCACCCGCGTGATGGGTGAGAGCGTCTACGCGGACGTGGACCCGGCGCAGCGCGCCCAGATCCTCCTCGCCGAGTCGCTGGCCGAGCTCGACGAGATGCTGGCCCGCCGCGTCGAGATGATGTGCCGCGACGCCATCTTCACCCTGTCGGGCAACAACAGCCGGGTGACCGCGAGCGGGGAGGACACCACGCTGGTGTTCGACTTCGCCCGCCTCGCCGCGCTGCAGATCGGGACCCTCGGCGGCTCCGACGCCTGGACCCACGCCGACAGCGACCCGCTCGCCAAGATCGACGAGTGGTGCGAGCTCTACGCCAAGAACACCGGCATGGTGGTCACCGACCTGGTCTTCGGCGGCACCGCCTACCGCACCTTCCTCGCCAACACCAAGGTGAAGGCGCAGATGGTCAACACCTCGCTGATCCAGACCGGCGTGGTGGCCCCGCAGGGAGTGCCCGACGGCGCCCGCCTGGTGGGCTCGCTCTACGGCGGCGCGCTCCGCATGTGGACCTACCACGAGTGGTACGACGACCCCGACAACTCGGGCACCACCACCGAGATGATCCCGGCCAAGAAGGTGATGCTCTGCTCCAACGCGCTGCGCACCGAGCTGCGCCACGGCGGCATCCCGTCGCTGTCGGACGAGAGCGAGAGCGCGGTGCCCACCATCGTCGAGGCCACCGCGCTGCCGCGCAGCTGGGTGGACAAGGACACCATGACCCGCTTCGTCGAGCTGCGCGCCCGGCCGCTCCCGGTGCCCATCGCCAACCACTTCCTCACCGCGCAGGTCCAGGCCTAGCGTGTCGCTCCGGGATCAGCTCACCTCCGACTCCTCGGTGTTCCTGAACATCGAGGAGTTCGCCGACACCCTCGAGGTGGACGGCGAGGAGGTGAGCTGCATCCTCGACGACAAGCGGGCCCCGGGGACCGGCGACGGCGTGGTGGAGTGGGATGCCACCCTCATCGTCGCCACCGACGCCATCGAGACGCCCTCCGTCCGCCAGCGCATGACCATCGACGGCCGCTCGGCCACGGTGGCAGGCACCGAGGAGAACGGGGGGCTGCTCCACATCCGCCTGCGGTGGTTCGAGTCGTGATCGTCGCCACCACAGACCAGCTGGAGCGGGCCCGGAAGTACCTGGGCACGATCCCCGGCGCGGCCGAGGCGGCGACGTCGAGGGCCATCAACGCGGCGGTGCGTGCCGCCCAGGTGGAGGCCTTCGAGCGCATTGTCGGCCGCTACGAGATCAGCGAGGCCGACGTCAAGGCGCGTCACACCGTCAAGCTGTCGACCTCGCGCAACCTCGAGGCAGTGCTCCGGGCGAAGTCCCCGGCGCTGCCGCTGCACTACTTCCCTCACACCCCGACCCGCGGCGGCACCGGCGGGCGTGGCAAGCCGCCCACCACGGTCACCGTGCGGCGCGGCGAGTCCAAGGCGCTGGGCCCGGCCTTCATCGCGAAGCTCGGGACCAAGGCGCGCATCGTGGTCCGCACCGGGGAGAAGACCTCCTCCGGGAAGGACCGGCTCAAGGTGCTGTACTCCATCCCAGTGGCCGAGATGCTCGGCGTCACCGACGTCCGCGTGCACGTCGAGGCGCGCGCGCTGGAGATGGTCGACGAGAAGCTCACGGCCGAGATCGACGCCGAGCTCGGCAAGGTGGCGTCGTGACGCGGGCAGAGGCGACAGCCAACCGGGCCTTCGCGGGCGCCACGCTGCTCGACCTGCACCAGGCGGTCAAGGCGCGCATGGAGTCGATCCTCTCCGGCTTCCGCATGGAAACCAAGTCCGGCTCCTCGGCGCCGCAGACCTTCGACGGTTGGCTGCCAGACAAGCCCAGCAAGAAGGCGGTCGACGAGAGCGGCGCGCCGGCCGCGGTGGCGCGCGACCAGTTCCCCTTCGTGCTGGTGCGGCCCATCAATGGCCGCGACAGCGAGCAGGGCGCGGACGAGAGCGACCAGGTGACCGTGCGCATCGTGCTCGGCACCTACGGCGGCGACGGCCCCGATGGCTGGTTCGACCTGCTGATCCTCATCGAGGCCATCCGGCAGAGCCTGGGCGCGAGCCCGGTGCTGGCCACCACCAGCTTCGAGCACGTCGGCCCGCTGGAGTGGGAGATCCCGGAGGAGCAGGCGCAGAACGAATGGAGAGGGTCGGTCACGACGACGTGGCGCGTCCCTCGTCCATGGAGGAGTGACTCGGTCTAGGCAGAAGTAACCCGGCAACCATTCGCCCACAGTCCCGAGTCCTCGTCGCTGACGAGGCCTGGGGAGTGAGGGGGAGGAAGGCACGATGGCACACGGCGTATCCGTCTCCGAAGTCCCCACCGGCGTTCGTCCGGCCAAGCGCTCCACCGCGGGTCTCCCCGTCTACATCGGCACCGCGCCGATCGGCGGCGGCGACGAGAGCTTCGTCAACAAGCCCGGCATCTTCTACTCGCTGGCCGAGTTCGTCGCCAAGTGCGGCGAGCTGGTGCCGTCGAGCAAGTGGAGTGACTGGACCCTCCACGAGGCCGCCTCCGCCCACTTCTCCATCTACGAGGTGGCTCCCTTCGTGGCCATCAACGTGATGGACCCCGACAACGTCGATCACGTCTCGAGCGTCGCCACCGCCACCCACCTGGTCGACCCGACCAACGGCAAGGTGATCCTGCAGGCCTACGGAGCGCCCGACGAGGCCGTCTACGGAATCCTCGAGAGCAGCATCGTCATCAAGAAGGCGGGCATCACCAAGGTCAAGGGCACCGACTACACCATCACCTTCGTGGCCGGCGCCTGCGTCCTCGAGCGGGTCGAGGGCGGGAGCATCAACCTCGGCGACACCATCACCGCCACCTTCGACTACCTCGACCCCTCGGGCGTCGTGGCGGCCGACATCATCGGCGGCTACTCGGCCGGCGCCTACACCGGCATCGAGGTGGTGGAGCAGATCTTCCCGCAGCTGCGCCTGGTGCCCGGCTTCGTGCTGGCGCCCAAGTGGAGCCAGGAGCCGACGGTCGCGGCCGCCCTCGAGGCGAAGCGCACCGTCAACGGCACGTTCAAGTGCATGCCCCTGACGGACCTCTCGACCGACACCGGCGACATCGCCAGCTACGCCAACGCCGCCGCCTGGAAGACCAGCAACGGCTACGACCAGGGCGCCGCCTGCTGGCCCAAGCTGAAGCACGGCACGGCCATCTACCACGCCAGCACCGTGCTCGCCTGCGTGGCCAACGTGGTCGACGCCGCGCACGACGGCATCCCCTACGCCTCGCCCAGCAACAAGGCGGTGACCGGCAGCGCCGCGGTCAACGACGACGGCGACGAGATCTTCCTCCTCCGGTCGCAGGCCAACAGCCTCAACGACCAGGGCATCGTCACCTTCCTCAACGGGATCAACGGCTGGCGCCTGTGGGGCAACCGCACCGCGGCCTACCCGGGCACCACCGACGTGAAGGACTCGATGATCCCGGTCCGCCGGATGTTCGACTGGATCACCAACACGATCATCCTCACCAGCGACCGGTACATCGACGAGCCCGGCAACCGCCGCCTGATCAACAGCGTGCTCGGCACCATCGGGAGCTTCCTCAACTCCCTGGTCGGGCAGGGGGCGCTGGTGGCCGGCTCCATCGAGTTCCGCGAGGACGAGAACACCACCACGGATCTGTCGGACGGGAAGATCAAGTGGCACGTCACCCTGACCCCGCCGAGCCCGGCCGAGGAGCTCGCCTTCGTCGTCGAGTACGACCCCTCGGCTCTCGCCGCGCTGTTCGAGGAGTAGCCCACCATGCTGATCCCGGAGAAGCTCATCAACTTCCGCTGCTACGCGGGCCTGGGCGTCGAGTTCCTCGGCACCACCGACGTGGAGCTGCCCAAGTTCGACCCGATGACCGAGAAGGTCTCGGGCGCGGGCATCGCCGGCGAGTTCGACTCGCCGGTGGTGGGTCACTTCCAGAGCCAGGTCATCAAGCTCAAGTGGCGCACCCCCACCGCGCGCGCCCTCGGCCTCCTCGCGCCGGTCGACCACCTGATCCAGCTCTACGGCGCCATCCAGGTGCGCGACTCCGAGGCGGGCCGCATCGTCACCCAGCAGGTGCTCCTGCAGGTGTCGGGGCCCATGAAGAGCTTCGGCCTGGGCAACTTCGAGGTGGGCAAGCCGACGGCCGCCGAGAGCGAGATCGAGTGCGCGAAGCTCGACCTCAAGATCGACGGCGTTCCGCTGGTGGAGCTCGACAAGTTCAACTCGGTCTTCCGCGTCGCCGGCGTCGACTACCTGCGCGACGTGCGCATCGCCATGGGCGGGGTGTGATGAAGATCACGCTCAAGCACCCGGTCACCATCGACGGCAAGGAGATCACCGAGCTGGACCTCAAGCTCGAGGACCTCACCGGAGCGGACATCGACTTCTGCGCCCGCGAGACCACCGCCGACAACGGCGGCGTCCCCTCGGCCGTCATGTCGCTCGACGTGGCCTTCCACGCTCGGGTCGCGGCGCGGGCGGCCGGCATCGACGCCGAAGCGATGAAGCGGCTCAAGGCCGTGGACTACATCGCGGTGACTACGAGGGTGCAGGGTTTTTTGCTCGGAACGGACTGACCTCGGGGCGGCAGGCCGCCGAGGAGGTCCGGGAGAAGGTGTTGCGGCTGGCGCGGTGGGCACACACGCCAGTCACGCATTGGCAGGCGATGACGCTCGCGGAGCTCTCCCGGTGGGTCGCCACCGCGCTCCGCATTCAGGCTGAGGACGAACGAGAACGCTGATGGCCAAGGTCTACGAGACAGCCATTCGCATTACGGCGCAGCTGGCGTCGACCTTCAAGCCGGCGCTCGCCGGCGCCACTCGTTCGCTCGCCGAGCTGCAGCAGAAGGCCGCCCGCCTCACCGCGCTAGACCGCTCCACCGAGTCCTTCGCTCGCCTGCAGAGCCAGGCGGCGGACGCGCAGCGCCGGTTCGACACCGCCTCGCGTGCGCTCGACTCGATGCGTGCCGCCGGCGCCCGCCTGGGCGTGACGGGCAAGGCGCTGGAGAAGTTCCTCGCCGACGACACCGCCGCCGTCAAGAAGCTCTCCGACCGCCTCGACAAGGCGAAGGCCGCAGCACTCGCCGCCGGCACCGCCCTTGCCGCGGCCGGCGTGGACACGCGCAAGCTCGCCGAGGAGCAGCGGCGCCTTGCCCGTGAGCTGGCCGCCACCGAGCGCGCGGCCGAGGGCCGGACGCAGATCAGCGCCGCGACCGGCCGGCTCCGCACCCGCGCCGCCTCCATCGCTTCCGACGCGCGCCGCGTCGCCATCGCCGGCGCTGCCGCGGGCGTGGGCCTCTTCGCCATCGTCAAGAAGGCCGCGGACGCCGGCGACGCCATCGACGATGCGGCTGGCCGCCTCGGCATCGGCGGGGCCGCGCTCCAGGCGCTCCAGGCGCAGACCAAGATGGCCGGCGGCGAGGCCGAAGACGCCAACGTCTCGATCGGCAAGCTGGCGGTCAACATCGGCAAGGTGCTCGCCGCGAAGAAGAAGGGCGGCGGCGGGGGAGCGGCCTTCGGGCCCGTCGAGGGCCTGACCATCTTCGGCGAAGGGGGCGGCGACAAGGGCGGCGCCGAGAACCCCTTCCAGCGCCTCGGCCTCGACGTGAAGAAGCTGAAGGACCTGTCGCCCGAGCAGCAGCTCGAGGCCATCGCCGACGGCGTGGCGGGGCTGAAGACGCAGGCGGAGCAGGCCGCGGCGGTGACGGCGGTGCTCGGCAAGGGCGGCCTCAAGATGCTGCCGCTGCTGCGCGGCGGTGGTGCGGCGCTGCGCCAGTTCCGCGAGGAGGGCGTGCGCTCCGGCCGCTTTATGAGCGACGAGGCGACCAAGGCGGCGAGCGACTTCAACGACGCGCTCGAGGCGCTCAAGACCCGCGGCGTCAACGGCCTGGTCAACGCTCTCGGCGGCACGCT